GGTTAGCTGACAAGGATTCGTTGGCTTGTCTGGGAGCGATTGAGGAACTTGGATGGCCACTTGACCGGATCGTGCATGCCGAAGTTTGGGCCACAGACACCATCCCTGCCGACCTGCCGCCGATGGTGGAGTTTAAGTCCAAGGCCGACAAGATCGTCAAGGAGCGGTGGGGGATTGAGGTAGAGCATGTCCGAGGGCGGCTTACATACGAGCAAGCATTTTACCGGGTATTGGGAGGGAACAAGCGGCCGGGAGAAATCTACGGATGGCCGTTCCCTAGTGGGCCTTACTGTAACAGCGACGTGAAAATGCCGGGGCTAGATAAGGTCGAGACAAAGGGCAATATCATATACTTGGGCATCGCCGTCGACGAGCCAAACAGATTCCATTCCCTGTCCGATACCAAGCGGAGTCCTCTTGTAGAGGCTGGCTGGACAGAGGCTGATTGCCGCTGTTGGTGCGAGGAAAACGACTTGTTGTCGCCGATTTACACCACGGCTGCAAGAGGCGGCTGCTGGTTCTGCCACAACCAGAGCGTGGGGCAGCTTCGGCTACTCCGCAGGAACTACCCGGAGCTGTGGGCGCTCATGCTGAAATGGGACAGTGATAGCCCCGTGACGTTCAAGGCGGACGGACATACAGTTCACGACTTTGACAGGCGCTTCCAACTGGAGGATGAGGGGATGATCTATGTGGATGATAAAGTTTTTCGCTGGTCGATGCTGGATGATGAACTAAATTACCGGCTGTTTTAGCCGGAGGGAGAGGAGGAACCCTGATGGACATTGAGAAGCTGATTAAGCGTTTCCTAGCCGATGCCGCAGACTGGGCAGGAGACTATCATATCAAAGTTGACCTGTGGGATGCCGCCACCGCCCTCTCCACGCTCCAGGCCGAAAACGAAAAGTTGCGGGAAATGTATCAAAAAGAAAAGGCGGTTTGCCATGCTACACAAGCCGAACTAGAGCAAACGAAACAGGAGAGAGATGTTGCAATAGAGCAATTACATGGCAATTGTCTAGCTTGCGTTCACTACGCACCAAATCATAATGAGGGGCTATGCCGATTTTGTTGTTTTGAAGTCGCACGAGACAAAAATGTAGAGATTAATGATAACTGGAAATGGCGTGGCCCGAAGGAGGTGTGAGCATATGCCGTTATGGTTTTTGAAATATTTGAAGGGGAGGGCTGACCATGAAGCGGCTGACAACATATAGAGCAGATGGAAGGGCGGCTATTGCCAACAACGAAAATGCAACGCCGAAATAGAAGGTGCTCAAGATACCGAAAGTGATTGACCGCCTCGCCGCCATCGAGGACATCCTGGGCGACAAGTACAACCTTGACCGGCTTCAAGAACTCAAACAGGCCGACGATGAGGGGCGGTGCGTGGTGCTACCTAAAGATAGAATGGTTTATTTCCATGAAGAATCTATTGACAGCGGTGAAAAGTGGGTTGGAAATTGGCCGATAAAAGACATTCTTTTAAAATGCGGTTTTGGAATAGCTTCTTTGACCTATTCCATCCGGGATGTAGGGAACAAAATCTATTTCGACCGAAATGAGGCCAGGCCGCACTACGGAGGGAGCAGAATGAAAAAGGAGGAGACTCAGAATGATATTTTTCGCTGGCATGGATTTCTTTCTGGCGGCACTAAATGTTTATTATGGGTTAAATGGAACTGGTAATACTGCACTGAATTGGGCCGCATCAGTTTTTATTTTTGGGATGGGACTTATTCAAATTGCGTTTTACATTGTGAAGGAGACGAACAAATGAAGGAGTACCTAGATAAAGAAGTTGTTCAGGAGATGCTTGAAAACGCTCAAATAATTTCTAATGGAGAATATTATGGATACTGTACGGAAGATGTGCGACTAAATAGTATCCCCACTGCCGACGTTGCGGAGGTGAAGCATGGGAGGTGGATTGAATATCCTCGTGCCCACTATTTTAAGTGTAGCGAGTGTAAGTACACAGTCCCATACCGGAAAGCGGTTTTGGTAAATGGAAGTAGAGAATATAATTACTGCCCCAACTGCGGTGCTTTGATGAAGGAGGACGAGCATGAGGCTGATTGACGTTGATGCACTGCCAAACTATAAGCTTATGGGGATTATGACATTCGAGGGTGAAAAAAGCCCTGCTGAATTGAGAATAGTTTTATGGGAAGATATTGAATCTATGCCTATCGTCGATGCTGTGCCTGTGGTCAGGTGTGCCCGATGCAGGCACGGCGAAGCATTCAAAACCTTCCCCGGCGGGATATTCTGCCCGTACATCAAGGATACGGTCCCGCCAGATGGATATTGCTACATGGGGGAGGAAACCCCCTATGACTAAGTGCTGCGCCACCTGCGCCTGGTACGAGGATTTCCAGGGCGTGTGCTTCAACGGGGACTCGCCGAACTGTGCCGATTTCACGGAGCCGGATCAGCGGTGCAGGGAGTGGGAGAGGAAGGAAGAAGAAAAGTGAAGCAATTTGCAATCATGGACGGCGATATGTTTTTCCAGATGTTAAAACCAAATGAGCGATACGCCAAGTCTGTAAGCGGTATTCAGACCGACTTGCATACATACAGCGAGTACACGCCGGTTTTTGGGCACGAGGAAAAGTGGTTCGACGGAAGGACTGTGACAAGTTATCTTGCCGGTCTGGTGGAGCATCTGCGATGGGAAGGAGACTACTATCATGCCTATGCGCTTATCTGTAAAGACGATAGAAAAAATTAAAGAGTGGGCAGAGCCGGTAACGTGGGAGAAAACGATTGCTCTATTTACAATTCTGGGCGGTGAAAGGAAAATTGAGTATGCTGGATTATTTGATGAACGCATTATTCAGGCAGTAGAAAATCAGTTGTCGGAATTGAAGCGAATTTTGGGTGAAAAATGTGAGGAATCCGCCCGCCTGATGGGCTACGAGGTGGTGGAGGATGAAAAGGAGGATAGTATGTTTTACTCACAATCCTTAGATGTGTTAAATCCAGCCAAAGCGATCAGAGAGGCGCTGGAGGAGGAGGCCAACATGGACAAGCCAACGAACAACGACCAGCAGGCCAAAGCCGATGCGGGGAAGCCTCGTCCTACGCTCACTCCCGTCAGCCTGATCGACGCTGTGACGGCGGTCCGTATGTACGGGAACGCAAAGTATCACGACCCGGAGAACTGGCGGCAGGTGGAGCCGCAGCGTTACCGGGATGCGCTCTACCGGCACTGGCTAGCCTATCTCAAGGGGGAGAAGTGCGATCAGGAAAGCGGCCTGCCTCACCTGTGGCATCTGGCTTGTAATGCGGCGTTTTTGATTGAGATGGAGGGCTCCATCCACGACGGGGAGGGCGGACAGGATGGTCGAAATCTGTAACGAGGAGAAAACCTGCGTCTACTGGCGAGGTATCAATAATTCCAAGGATGCGCCCTTTTGCAACCATCTATTAGATACCGGATGCCGTAGAGTGGGAGACGTGGACCACTGTGAATCCAAGGAAATAGGAAAGCGGAGAAAAAGAGTATCCTTTGACTGCCCAATGGAGCAACAGGGACTATAAGGATGGTGGTAGGATGGACGAGTTCAAGGATAAGCTAAAGCGCCTGAGGAAAGAAAAGGAGCCAGGGAAAAGTGCTGATATTGTATCGCAACTGATGGGATTGGGTCAGAACACATTGAGAGGGTATGAAAAGGGAGAACACGAGCCAACGCTATCGAATCTTGCGATAATTGCAAAATATTACAATGTAAGTTTAGGCTATTTTGATGAAGGTTAACCTTTCATTATATTGTGAAAAAACTTTTTGTTTTCACAACATATGGTGCGCACAAAATAAGAATTATGCGACAATGGGAGTGTGGGAGCGTATGCCCCTGCGCTCCCGCTTCGCTTATTCTATTTTCTCCTCAACCCCGGCGCTTGCCGGGGTACATACGCCGCACGAGCGCGTCAGCCCACACATCCGGGCCGGAGGGTCGCGCCCTCCATGCGGCAACATCGCCCTTTACGGGCATTAGACAATGTGCTCCAAAGGCCACGGAGCTGACACCTCGGAAAGACGGGGGCATGCGGAACCTGGGACGGGGTGGAATCCGTCGCTTAACCGAAAGGGGTAGAGATCGCAAGTTCAAATCTTGCAGGTTCCTATGACTGTGGAAAGACACTATACCGGCAACCCAAGAGCGTCTGACGGGCCCGGAGAAGGTACTTGACGCCCGCCTGTCATGGAGGCGGAAGCGGTGGCAGCTATGACCTGCCCCGGCGCTCACCCGCTGAAAACTGCCTGCATTAGTACGGGTGTGACAATCTAAGCTGATGAGCGCACATGTGATACTAGGCATTATAGGCAGACGGGTTATCCTAGTTTAACGTCCTCTGCCGAAATTGTGTGACTGGGGGCAACATGGGAAAGGCGAAGTGCAAGCCAAGACCTTCTATGCCTGACTGGTACTGGTGGGGGCAGGACGGGTGCTGGTTTTGTAAAAACAAGAACAACTGCAATCAGTGCAAGGCTAACAGGAGTGCGTCCAAACAGTTCCCCAAGCTGAAAAGAAAGCGAGATAAAATAGCTGAAAGCAGATTTTATGATGGGCTGGTGTAAAGTTTGTGGATGTGTTTATGATCATTGCAGAATTTATCTGCCTTGTTCTTATGATTGCAAATGCTTATTTAGCCTTCAAAGCGAAGGAAAAAGATGACCTGATTGGAATGGTCTGGAACTTGTCTTTTATGATTTTTATGAGTACCTGTATCAGATAGTCAAAAATATGCCGAGTGCTGTAGCAGAAGGCCGGACCGCAGCCATGGGAACGGCGGCGAGGTCGTGGCGGCTCATTACCGCCTCTCGGCTCCAGAGAAGTCCGGTGTATGCCGGACAAAGCATCATCCATGTGGTGGTGCTTTATATGCCGCTCCTCGCCGCATGAGGCGGGCGGTGGCACCAGGACGCAAGTCCTTACAGAGCAGGCCCCCGGAAAGCCTGACCAAACCCGGAGCATACCCCGAAAGGGGTATATATGCCGCGCCTCGTTGCGGGAGATGGGGGCGGAAAGCTTAAATTGAGGGGTAACGCATGGCGGGATATGCCCCCGCCACCTCTCCTAACATATACGAAAGGAGACCTCTCACATGAACAAAATGAAGCTCTTTGAAAGCCCAGAGTTTGGAGTCATCCGCACTGTTGAAGTAAAGGGCGAACCGTGGCTGGTAGGCAAGGATGTTGCCCAGGCCCTGGGGTACAGCAACCCACGTGATGCGCTCGATCGGCACGTGGATGACGAGGATAAAGCTAACGTCGGGATTCACGACGGCAGCCAGTCCAGAAACATGACCATCATCAACGAGAGTGGCCTGTATTCTCTGGTGCTCTCCAGCAAACTTCCCACAGCAAAAAAATTCAAGCGGTGGGTAACAAGCGAAGTGATTCCATCTGTCCGTAAGCATGGAGCTTACATGACCCCAGAAACTCTTGAGGCGGCAATCTTGAATCCAGATGTGATGATCCAGTTGTGTACAGCCTTAAAAGGAGAGCAGGACAAAAGAAAAGCGCTGGAGGCAGAACTGGACAGAAGCAGGGAATGGTATTCCATCAAGAGAGTCGCACACATGAACGGACGATCTCATAAAGACTTTGACTGGAGAAAACTGAAAAATGTCAGTGAGCGGATGGGCTATGGAGTTAGAAAGATCTTCGACGCTAACTATGGCGAGGTAAATATTTACCACATGAAAGTGTGGGAAAATGTTTACCCCAATATGGAGCTATAACGAAAACTAATTGAGGGGTGGCGATCATGGCTGCACGGCTGACGGATAGACAACGGAAAATGATTATGGCAGACAGAGCCGGAGAAATGTCTATCAGGCAGCTTGCGAACAAATACCATGTTTCTACCACAACGATACAGCGTGTTCTAAAAAATAATACAGTTGTTGCACAAATGGTCACAGAAAAAAAGAGGCAAAACACGCTAGATATGCTCGCCTTTATGGATTCCCGCAAAGAGAAGATGCAGGAGGCTATTGATCTCCATTTGATGGCACTGACAGACCCGGAAAAGATAAGTGATGCCGGGTTGTCTCAAATCGCCACTTCTTTCGGGATCATTGTTGATAAGGCCACAAAGAACACAGCCAGCGGAAACGACAGTTTGAACAAGCTGGATGGTTTGTTGAAGGAGTTCCAGGATGCTGTTAAGTCCGAAGCAAACTGAATTTGTCCGGGAAGGGCATCGCCGTTGGAACTTCAAGGGAGGGGCCACCCGAAGCGGGAAAACCTACCTTGATTTCCGGTGGATTATCCCCATCCGCATCCGGGAACGCGTCGGCAAGGACGGGCTGACGGTCATTCTGGGCGTCACAAAGTCCACCATCGAGCGGAATGTGCTGGAGCCGATGCGCAACCTGTATGGGGATACGCTGGTGGGCACAATCTCAAGCGACAATACGGCGTGGCTGTTTGGAGAGAAGTGCTATTGCTTGGGAGCGGAGAAGGTTTCCCAGGTATCAAAAATCCGAGGTGCATCAATCAAGTATTGCTACGGCGACGAGGTGGCGGACTGGAGCCAGGAAGTCTTTGAACTGCTGAAAAGCCGCTTGGATAAGGCGTATTCATGTTTTGACGGCACCTACAATCCGCATGGGCCGAATCACTGGCTGAAAGCGTTCCTGGACAGCAAGGCGGATGTTTTCAGCCAAACGTACACAATTGATGATAATCCGTTTCTCCCAGAGGCTTTTGTGGAGAACCTAAAGCGGGAGTATCGTGGCACGGTTTTTTACGACCGTTATATTTTGGGACAATGGGCGCTGGCCGAGGGGTTGATTTATCCCATGTTCGGGGAGAGCAACATCGTGGACGATGTGCCGGAGAGCGGCGAATACTACATCTCCTGCGACTACGGAACACTCAATCCTTTCTCCGCAGGCATGTGGTGCTGGGACGGCAAAAAGGCCACACGAATCCGAGAGTATTACTACTCTGGACGGACGGAGCAGGCCAGCAAGACCGACGAGGAATATTACACGGAGCTGGAGAAACTGGCGGGAGATCTGCAAGTGCGCTCCGTGGTGGTTGACCCGTCTGCGGCGTCCTTTATCGAGGTCATCAGGCGGCACCGGCGGTTCCGGGTGCAAAAGGCGGTCAACGATGTGATACCGGGCATCGTGACTACTGCACGCTATATTCAGGACGGGACGATTAAAGTCCACCGATCCTGCAAAGACGCCATCCGGGAGTTTGGCTTGTACCGATGGGACGATAAAGCCACAGAGGACAAGCCGATCAAGGAGAACGACCACGCCATGGACGAAATCCGCTATTTTGTGATGACCATTCTGCGGGGCAAGGTGCGGCGAGCCGGTCAGGAGCGATACATTCCCATGTGGGAGAGGTGAGAGATTGAAAACCTATCAGGATTTTCTGGCCTTGGGTGAGGACGAGAAGCAACGGATGGACTTCATCCGACAGGCTATCAATGAGCACAAGAGTTCCCAGGCGTATCAGCTTGCTTTAGATGCGGAGCTATACTTCAAAGGGGAAAACCCAACCATCAATCGCTATGAGAAGATCATTTACGATTTGCAGGGGCGGGCACACCGGGATATGTATACTGCCAACCACAAGATTGCGTCCTCCTTTTTCGGCTTCGATGTGCGGCAGGAAGTGTCTTATCTTTTGGGCAACGGCGTTACGTTCCAGGAGGAGACGACAAAAGAGAAGCTGGGAAAGAAATTCGACTTGATGATGGTCAAGGCCGCCCGGTATGCCCTGATTGCGGGAATCTCCTTCGGCTTGTTCAACCTGGACCATGTGGACGTGTTTAAGCTGACCGAGTTTGCGCCCCTCTACGACGAGGAAAACGGGGCGCTGATGGCCGGTGTGCGGTTCTGGCAGGTAGCAGAGGACAAGCCTATGCGGGCCACGCTATATGAGGTGGACGGATATACCGACTACATTCAGCGCAAGGGCGAGGACATGACCGTGCTGAAAGAGAAGCGGCCATACATTCAGCGGGTACGGACATCCCCGGCGGACGGCACAGAGATTTACGCCGGGCAGAACTATCCGTCATTCCCCATCGTGCCCCTGCGCAATGGAGAGGACGCGCTCTCCGAGCTGGTGGGCAAGCGAAACACGCTGGACGCGCTTGATCTCTGCACCTCCAACATGGTCAACAACGTGGACGAGGGCAACCTGATTTACTGGGTGCTGCAAAATGCCGGGGGCATGAATGATCTAGACGATCAGAAATTCCTTGACAAAGTGCGTACCATGCACATCGTCCACGCCGGAAGTGTGGAGGACGAGGGGGCCACGGCGGAGCCGCACACCATCGAGGCGCCGTTTCAGGGAACGGACGCCACAATCAATATGCTCAAGCGCAAGCTGTATGAGGATTTCCAGGCATTTGACAGTTCTGCGGTTTCGGCTGGCAATCAGACGGCTACGGCCATCGAGGCCAGTTATACGCCGCTCGATTTGAAGGCGGATGATTTCGAAGCCAGCGTCACAGAGTTTATTCTCGGCCTCCTTGTGGTAGCTGGGATAGACGATGAACCGTCCTACACACGCAGCCGTATCATCAACCGGGCCGAGGAAACACAGACCATCCTCATGGGCGCGGAGTATTACGATGACGAGTACATCACTAAGAAGCTGCTGACCATCAACGGCGACGCCGACCAATATGACGCGCTGATGGAGCGAAAGGCGGCGGAGGAAACTGATCGGGTGGAGGAGGAGCCGGACTTCCCGCCGCAGGAGGAAGTGGAGGTAACAGGAAATGACGGTCAACGCATGGAATAGTTTTGGAAGTTATTCGATGTCGGTGGATGTAGAGTTCAATTCTGAAAGCGTTTCCGATTGCAATCAAGCAGAAAAATATATTTTGGCGTGTATTGGCGTAAAAAATATGAAGGCAGAAACCGAGGCGACGGAGAATGCCGAAACCTGATAAAGCCCATCGGCTGACCGATAAGGAGTTAGCCGCCCTAGAAAAGCGCATTGCAAAGGCATACCGCGAGGCATGGGACGATCTGGAAAAGACCGTAATCGACTATTTTAACCGCTTTGTTGAGCGGGACGAAGAGATGCGGAAACTGATTGGGACGGAGATAAATGGAAAGGTCTGGACAGAGCATGACTATAAATTGTGGCGGCTGAATCAGATTGGGCGAGGAGAACGGTTTGACGATTTCGCTGTAAAGGTGGCAGAGAGATACACGAAGGCCAATGAAGTGGCGCTTGCCTATGTCAACGACGCCACGCCGGGCATATACTCCATCAACCGCAACTACGCTGCCTATACAATCGAAAAAGTAGCCGGGAATGTGGGCTTTACCCTGTGGGACGAATCCACGGTGCGGCGGCTCATTGTGGAAGAGCCTGACTTGATGCCGTATTACCCAAAGAAAAAGGCCATCAAACGGGGCATTGACCTGAAGTGGGGTAAGAAGCAGATCACCAAGAGCGTCACCAGCGGACTTTTGCAGGGCAAGAGCGTGGGGAAGATTGCCACCGACCTGCAAGCAAGGGTGAGCGAGATGAACCGATCCAGTGCCGTGAGAGCGGCTCGGACGGCCATCACTAGCGCCCAGAACGGCGGACGGATGGACAGCTATAAAGCCGCCTCTGATATGGGCATTAAGGTTAGAAAACGCTGGGTAGCAACCAAGGACGGACGTACCCGACACGCTCACCAAAAACTGGACGGGCAAACGGTGGAGTGGGATGAGCCGTTTACCTCCGAACTGGGGAAGATACGCTATCCGGGAGACCAACGGGCCAAGCCTGCAAATGTCTATAACTGCCGCTGTACTATGCGTACGGTAGAAAAACCCGGCATAGAAGCAGAACCCCGAAAAATGCGTGTGCGTGACCCGAAAACCGGGGGGAACGTGGTAGTTGAAGAAATGACCTACGAACAGTGGGAAAGGTGGGTGAAAAGCCGTGGCTAAAGATTTGGGTGGTGTGGTATTCAACGATTATAGCGCCGATGTGTTGGAGGCTATGCACGATGCTGTTGTACAGGCATTGGAGCGGTGCGGGGAACAGGCGGAAGGATATGCCAAAGACCTGGCTCATGTTGACACTGGAAACCTCCGTAACAGCATCACCCACCAGGTGGACGAGGGTGAAAGCACTGTTTATATTGGGACAGATGTGGATTATGCTATTTACCAAGAGCTGGGCACCGGCAAATACGCCGAGGGAGGCCGCCCCACGCCGTGGGTTTATCAGGACGACGAAGGAAACTGGCACTGGACGGCGGGCAACCCGGCGCAGCCGTTTCTCAAGCCAGCGGTGGCTGACCATGCGCAGACCTACCGGAACATCATAGAGGATGAGATGAAAAATGGATGAGAAAATCATTGAAAAAATAAATTCCGCTTTGTACAGCAAAGAATGCGTTGAATTTAGACCCGTCAAGGATGGAATAAGAATTGTTCGGGTTAGGCGAGAAGTAATTGGAACAATAAAAGAAGATTTGATTGATTTTACAAAAGAAAAATGATAGAATAAATACATAGCAATTGAATATTGTTCCTGCCTATAAGCGTTTAGGCAGAAGGGCTAAGTGGAGCTGATTTACAAGAATTTCTTGTAAGTTGGCTCCTTTTTCTTTTTGGTAAACACCGCAGAAGACAGCGGTTTTTATGCAAGACATTCTTAGGGTAGCACCCGTAACAGCGAGAAAGGAATGTAAATATGTTCGACATTGACGCGATTATCAAAAAGTACATCAGCGAGGATGGGTCTATCCCCTCCGAGGCCGTTGCCAAACTGGCGCAGGCCGTCAGTTCCTCCGTTGGCAGGGAGTTCGTGGAAAAAGAGCGGTATAGCAAGAAGCTCGAAGAGATCGAAGCCCTGAAAACCGAGAAGCAGACCGCCGAGGACAGCGCAACAACCGCCAAGAAGTGGAAAGACAAATATGACGCATTAAAAGGTGAGTTCGACGATTATAAGAGCGAACAGGCCAGTAAGGAGACCAAAGCGGCTAAGGAAAAGGCTGTGCGGGCCTATTACGAGAACAAGGGCATTACCGGCAAGAGCCTTGATATCGCTATCCGGGGCAGTTCGGAGGAAATCAATTCCTTGGAGATGGACGGCGACAAAATCAAAGATTCATCCGCCTTGGATGAGTTGGTCAAGGGCACTTTCTCTGGCTTGGTGAGCACGACTATCGTAAAAGGCGCGGACACCGCGACGCCTCCCGGCAACATCGGCGGCGGCTCTATGACGAAAGCAGACATCTACAAGAAGGACGACCATGGCCGGTATGTCATGTCTGCTGCAGAGCGCCAGAAGGCGCTCATGGAAAACCAAATTACATGAAAGGACTGAATTAAATGGCTGCTACGAAAGTTGAAAGCCTTACCAATCCGAGGGATTCCCTCCCCAATACCTATACCAGCATTACCGCCCGCGAAGTGGACTTTGTTACCCGGTTTAACGATAACTGGGATGCGCTTCGCACCATTTTGGGCATCATGCGGCCCATCCGAAAGACCCCTGGCACTCAGCTGATCTCTTACACGGCGGACGTCACCCTGGAGGACGGCGACGTTGACCCCGGCAATGTGATCCCGTACAGCAAGGCCACCATTACTCAGGCTACAAAAGCTGACTTGACTATCAAGAAGTATGCCAAGGCTGTCCCTATCGAGGACGTGGACAAGTATGGCGCGGAAATTGCGGTGGAAAAGAGCGACGACGCTTTTCTAACCAAGCTCCAGAATGTGGTGCTGGGCGATTTCTACACCTTCCTGAATACCGGATCGCTGACGGGGACCGCTACCACTTGGCAGGCGGCTCTCGCCAAAGCCCAGGGCGAGGTGCTGAATAAGTTCGCCGGTATGGCGAAGGACGTGACCTCTGTCGTCGGATTTGCGAATATCCTGGATGCTTACGATTACCTGGGTGCGGCGGACATCACCGTGCAGACCCAGTTTGGCATCAACTACGTCAAGGACTTTATGGGATATTCCACCCTGCTCCTGTTGCCTGCCACTGTTTCCGGCAACACCGCCATTGCGCGGAACACGGTGATTGCCACCCCCGTGGAGAATATCGACCTGTACTACGCCGATCCCGGCGACAGCGAGTTTGCCCGTCTTGGTCTGAACTACACTGTGCAGGGCGAAACTAACCTGATCGGGTTCCACGCGCAGGGCAACTACTCCACCGCCGTGGGCGAGAGCTACGCCATCATGGGCATGAAGCTGTGGGCGGAATATCTGGACGGCATTGCCAAAATTACTGTGTCGCCGGGGGGTTAACGCCCCCGGCTGATACAGGCCAGACAGACACGGGGGCACATGAGGCGGCGACCGCCGCCACCGTGGCCGTGAAAAGCACAAGGAAACGCACATCGAACTAAAGGAGGGCGGCGTGATGCTGGAACAAGTTTTGCAACACCTGAACAACTGGTTTTTGGTGCCTGATGGCATCCACACCGGAAAGTTCACAGTGCAGGACGGCGGCATTACGCTGCCCTTCCTGCAAACAGGGCAGTATTTCCGGGTGGTGGGGTCTGTCTTTAATGACGGGCTTCATCAATACCCAGCACAGGACATGGTTGAGGAAACATTTGATGGCGCCGTTTGGGCGCTGGCGGTGCCCAAAGCGTTGGTTTCCCTAGCGGACGAGATTACTGTCTGGAACAAGAAAAATGGTAATCCGGGGCCGTACACCAGTGAGAGTTTTGGTGGTTATTCGTATAGCAAAGCTACCAATTCCAGCGGCGTAGCTGTGGGCTGGCAAGATGTATTTAAGAGCCAGCTAAACGCATGGCGGAGAATTGGAGGTATTATATGAGCCTATTAGACGATTTTGCTCGGACTTGCGTACTGATGGAAAAGAAGCGTGTTTCCGACGGCGCTGGCGGCTATATCGTGGAATGGACAGAGGGCGCAGAGTTTACCAATTATCAGGCTATGGACACCTCCATGGAGGCCCGACGGGCGGAAAAGGAGGGCGTGACCAGCCTGTATTCCGCTCTGGTGGACAAGGCCGTACCCATTGAGTACAACGACGTATTCAAGGACAAGGGTACGGGAGAAACCTACCGCGTGACCTCCAACCCGGAGGACAAACAGGCCCCTCGCTCCTCCACGCTGCCGCTGAAATACTTCACTGCGGAGAGGTGGGCGCTGACCACATGATAGTGAATGTTCTCGGAACAGAATACACCATCGAAATCAAGAAGTACGCCGAAGATGAAGCATTTGAGCGGCGCAGCATTGACGGGTATTGTGATTGGCTAACAAAGAAAATTGTGGTTTGCGATATGTCCACGTACAAAGGATGGGAGCATGAGGCAAAAGAAACTATTTCCGCCTCTGAGAAAAAAACGCTCCGCCATGAAATAGTCCATGCGTTCTTTGATGAAAGTGGGCTTGGAAGCAACACATTTTCTGTTGATGGGCCGTGGGCCACTAATGAGGAAATGGTGGATTGGATAGCAGTACAGGGTCCGAAAGTCTATAAGGCATGGCGGGAGGCCGGGGCGTTATGACCAAAAACAAAGCCCTGTTTTCTTGGTTTAACGAGTTCATGCCCTTCTACCGGGCTAGCTCTGTGCCTGACGACGTGGTGTTTCCCTACGGCACCTATGAATACATCGAAAGCACCTTTGACGCCGGGGAAGTGGGCCTGACCGTCAACCTATGGTTCCGCACGGAGAGCGAGGCCATACCGGACGAAAAGTCACAGGAGCTATCCAAGCGCATTGGATACGGCGGAGTGTATCTCACCTGCGATGAGGGGTATATATGGCTCAAACGCGGCTCCCCCTGGTGCCAAAGCCTTACATACGAAGAAGATCCCGCAATTAAACGAAGATACATAAATATTACTGCTGAATATCTGACATTCAGCTAGGAAGGAGGCCCACATGGGCAAATTTACTGTCATTCCGCAGAGCACGTTCGAGGAGATGCAGCTTGACGCGGGCGTGATTTTGAAGAAGTTTACCCCAGCGACGCCGACAGCTCCGGCGGACGAGGATATTATCTGCCCCACCACCGGCGGCATCAATATTTCATGTGTTCCTACCTATTCTGATTTGGGGGAGGATGTGGATAATTGCCCCAACAACACCAAAGAATTGAAGCATCTGGATGGCTGGGAGTGCAAAATGTCGTTCACCTCCCTGGGTACATCCCCGGCTAGTATCAAGCTGGCCCTGGGTGTAGCGGATATTGGAAGCCCGGACACCACAAAAATTACCCCTAGACGTGATCTGAAGCAGACTGATTTTGCCGATCTATGGTGGGTAGGAGACCGGGCGGATGGCGGCATGGTAGCCGTTTGCCTAAAAAATGCCCTGTCTACTGGAGGCTTTACCCTTCAGACGACCAAGAACGGCAAAGGCCAGGTATCCGTGGAACTGACCGGCCATGTGTCCATCGACGCACAGGACACCATGCCAATGGAGTTCTATAGCGCCGCACCTTCGGAGGATTGACACCATGAAACTATCTGAACTGACTACCGAGCAGGCGGTAGATGTACTGTGCGAACTGACGCCTTATATCGCCAATATCACCGGGGATAAGGCTCTCTTGGATGAGCTTGGGAAGAAGTTTGACAGCAAGGGGAAAAGCGTGGCAGAGCTGTACACCTATGGGGCACAAAAATGCGCCATGTTGGTTTCGGTTCTGCTGAAAGACCACCGGGCGGATGTGTTTGGGATTTTGTCTGTTCTGAATGATACCACGGCAGAGGCGGTGGAAAAGCAGAATGTATTGACAACGATTCTGCAAATTCGTTCTGTTTTCAAGGATAAAGAACTGCTTGATTTTTTCAAATCGTTTGGGCAGGAGGAAAAGAGCGAGTAATTCTCTGCCTCCTGTCCGTGCGGGGAATGGGGGTGCGGGCAATTTCGGCGGCACTCCCAGCCCTCATCAATCAAGCGGCAAAAGAACAGGCGTATCGCATATATTTAACGGACGCTCTGAAAATTATCGGAGAAAACACGGCAAAATATGCTGGTGGGACTTATATGAGGGCAAGATACCTGGACATTGAGCATCCGAGGCCAGAAGAAAACCGAACACCAGAAGAAATCATCGCCTACATGAAAAATAAAATCGCCTCTGTCTAAGTGGTGGCAGGGAAGGGCTAAGTGGTGCCGTGAAAGGAGGCGGCACCTATTAACCTGTTTGATCTATTTGCGAAAATCAGTTTGGATACCAGTGAGTATGATAGTGGCGTAAAGGACGTATCTAAGAGCGGGAGTAGCCTCGCCTCCAAATTAAAAAGCAGCCTTGCATCTGCTGGGAAAGTGGCGGCGGCTGGTATTGGTGCAATTACCACAGCAGCAGGCGCAGCGGTTGGTGGTCTGCTGGCCCTGGAGTCCTCCACCGAGGAATACCGGGTTGCAATGGGTAAACTCAATACCGCTTTTGAGGCGGCTGGATATGGTGCGGAGACGGCCCAGCAGGCATACAACGCTTTTTACGGCATCCTAGGTGATACGGATACCGCCACCGAAGCGTCCCAGCTCCTTGCAAAACTGGCAGACAGCGCCGAGGACGTTTCCACATGGACTAATATTGCTGCTGGTGTTGCTGGCACATTTGGCGATGCCCTGCCCATCGAGGGCTTAATTGAATCCGCAAATGAAACAGCTAGAGTGGGGCAGGTCACTGGTACACTGGCCGATGCGCTAAATTGGGCCAGCATCATCGAGGATGAATTTAATGCCAAGCTGGAAGCCTGCGGTAGCGAGAGCGAGCGGAACCAACTCATCATGGACACCCTTGCGGGGACTTATGACGAGGCGAGTGAGGCATTTTACCGCAACAACGAGGCTCTTGTGGAAGCCCGGAACAATCAGGCACAGTTGGACGCTACTCTTGCTACCCTTGGACAGACGGTATCCAATGTAAAGAACCAGCTTTTATCAGAATTTCTTCCAGCTATCTCCAAAGTGGCAACGGCGTTCAATGATATGGTCAATGGTGCGGATGGGGCCGATACAGCTTTCTCAAAGGCACTTGGCGGTCTTGTAAGTAAAGCGGTAAATAAACTTCCTGAGTTTCTAGGGTTTGGAACACAAATAATAGGAGCTATTGCAAGCGGATTGATCCAGAGCACTCCAATCTTGATAAATGGGGCAATCCAGGCGTTTCAATCACTTTGGGCATACATTTCTGAAAATGCTTCAACCTTCATGTCTTATGGAGGACAGATTCTGTCTTATTTAGTCAGCGGGATTACAACTGCACTTCCGCAAATTGCTAATGCGGCAGCTTCTGTAATGTCATCACTAGGATCGTATTTAAAAGAAAATCTTCCACTTTTACTACAGTCTGGTCTTGAAGCGGTTGTTTCTCTCACATCTTCTATTCGAGAAAACGCTGGCCTGATTGTTGATGGTGCCCTTGGACTTGCGCAGAGTTTAGCGCAGGGATTGGCAGACAGTATCCCAACGATTATCGAAAATGTTCCAACAATCGTTACAAATATTGCCGGTGTTATTAATGACAATGCGCCAAAAGTGTTTTCAGCTGCAATCAGTTTGATTGGTACATTGGTCAAGGGCTTGATTAGCGCAATCCCGACTATCATTGAAAATATCCCCAAAATTATTAACGCTATTGTAAATACTCTTTTAGCTTTTAATTGGGTGAATTTAGGAAGCTCAATTATAAAAGGGTTAGGCAATGGCTTAAAAAGTATGATCTCGTTTGTAAAAGATATTGCGGGACAAATAGTAAGTGCTATTAAAGGCGGTATCTCAAATCTGCCACAACAAATGCTAACAATCGGAAAAAATATTGTGCAGGGTCTGTGGAATGGGATAAAAAGCATGATGACATGGATTACAGATAAAGTTTCTGGATTTGTAGGGGGCATTGTGTCCAGCGTAAAGGGTGTTTTGGGTATCGCATCTCCGTCAAAGGTTTTTGCGGGGATCGGAGAGTATATGGCCGAAGGTTTAGCCCAGGGCTGGGATAATGAGTATGACCGTATCCGTCAAAAAATTGAGGGCGGTATGGACTTTGGCACGGCAAGTGTAGATTTTACATCCTCTGGCTTGGGCGTGGCATCCGCTGGAATGGTAAATGGAATTTCTTCCGCAGTCCAGAGTGCGGGGGCATCTGGCGGAAACATCACAGTCAATCTGATGATGCCAGACGGGACAAAATTTGCATCTTACTTGCTCGGCCCGTTGGTAGACTACGCAAAAGCCAACGGTACGCCTATTTTAAGCCCGTCGTGAGGTGAACCATGACACAACTGATTATTGATGGAATTGAACTTCCGGAATCTATAAAGGGCGGATATAGAGCGTGGAAAGACCCACTATCCGTCGATGTCAAGATGGTCGCAGGAAGAATTGTTCGTGAACTGCAAGGAAGCGTTTGGGAAGTTACATATCAGTATGGCTATTTCAGTGACGAGCTGAAGAATAAGGTAATTGCAGCGTGTGAAAAGGGTAGAAAACAGGTCATCACATGCGGCTTTCTTCCACCAAGTTCCAGCGGCGCACTGACTTATTCTCAATTCTTTGTCATCGACTTTCAATATCCAAAATTCATGTGGAGCCGACTGGTTGATGGAGAAGATGGGGCTACACCTATGCCGATGTGGGCCGACTTTTCTGTGGAGCTGCGAGAGGTGAAACCCAGTGATTGAGAGCACGGAGGGCTACAAAAAGGCGATTGTGGCGGACGCACGCCAGATTTTCATTAAAGCAATCATTGACATTATCGACCCGGACATTATATATGGCACAATCAGTAGCAGTGGGGAGATGCAATTTTCAAAGAGAGAACAGGCTTACAACAAGATATTTGTCCTTGAACCATACGCAACACTGGAACAAAATCGCTGGGTACTGGATGGTCAATTTAAACTGATTCCTGAACAGGGCGTAAATGGAGAGATTGGACTTGTATTAGATCCACTATCGGCAGAAGATGGTACATTCACCCCGGCTGTTTGGGCGGAAGAGACCTTTTCCAATGTGTCCATTCTTCAGGCATGCTCCATCTATTTCCCGTCAGATGATTGGGATGGTGTAGCGGAAGATTTTACAGTGGAGATCAAGCAGGGGGGCACAACCTATCACTCAAAGAGCTTCAAAGGCAATATGGAGAGGAGCGTATCCCTAACAGGATTTACAGTGTACAATCCCGATGCTATTAGGGTTACAGTAAGTAAGTGGAGCAAGCCAGGAAGAAGGGCGAGATTTGCGGAAATACTTCCTGGAGTTTATGAGGAATGGGACGGAAATATTATTGCGTCGTTTTCTCTTAAACATCAGGGAGATGTGTCCTGTATGGCGCTGCCTTATGGGACTTGTACGATACGCATGGATAACCTGGATCGAAGGTTTGAGCCCAGAAGCAAAGAGGGCGTATTTCAATCTATTGAAGAACGGCAGGGTATTGATGTTTCCATGGCCGTCAGGCTGGAGGATGGGACAGATGAATATAAGCGGTTAGGAATATTCTATCAGTATTCCGGCGGATGGAAAACAGGGGATAATGGACTTACTATGCAATGGGACTTGGTGGACATTATTGGACTGCTGCAATCCAGAGAATTTATACCACCGGAAGCCCTCCCAACCACGTTGAAAGGGTGGATAGCAGCTCTTGTGGCCCAGCTAGGGACAAATTTTGAAACTCTTTATACTGTAGATCCGAACTATGCGGACAAGCCAGTCGTGGTTCGGTCTTCATCTGATGTTGTTGGAATGAAGTGCGGTGACCTTCTGCGGTACGTCTGTATGGCGACGGGAACGTGGCCACGAGCGGACGCGGAGACTGGCTATCTGGCAGCAGAGCCGCTTTGGAGCCAAGGGAACAAGTTGACGTTGGACAACTTACAGAGTTATCCGGTAATGAAGGCCAACAACGACATAGCGGCAATCATTTTTACATTGAACGATGGAAACAACACACAATATATTGTGTCCGGTAACTCTACAGCATCTAGCGAAACAAAGTCTGTCCAAAATCCGTTCATTAAAACAAAAGGTGATGCGCTGACAGCCGCTAAGTTGATTTTATCATGCTATGGTGGGAATAGGCTTGAAATCGTCGGTCGTGGCGATATGACTTCTGAAATTGGAGATGTAGACACTGTATGGCTGAATGAGAGCAGCGCCACTACGGCCCGCCGCATACAGCAAGATCTATCTCTCAAAGATGGAGTATTGAAGGATTGCACAAGTATTCTGCTCCAGGCTGATGGTTCTTTCCTGTTCCAGAACCGGGCGGTGATCACACAAAGTGGATCTTGGACTGTACCAGAAGGAGCTACGAAACTCCGATTGATTCTGGTAGGAAAGGGCGGAAATGGAACTGCCGGAACAGATGGTAATTGGGATGAAGCGGGCCAGGATGGACAGGACGGCCTTGGCGCCCTTGTTTGGGCGGGGACTGTGTCTATTAACCCTCAACAGCAATTCAACATTCAAATTGATGAAGATACCATTTTTGGGCAGTATAGCAGTGCTGATGGGTCAAGATTTGAGTATGGCTATACTGATATTGCAAGTGGTGACAGCTTTGCAAGAACAGGAGTGCAAAATCCTGTAACTGGTTCGGGCGATGGGGGAGCCGGAGGCACTGGAGGTATTAAAGGGAATAAACACCGAAAAACCACCACTAATTCTGATGGTTCTACGTCGTCAAAAATGGTGATTGACAATTATCCAGGAGAAGGTATGCCGGGAAAGGCTGGAGCGACAGGCTGTGTAGTGATCTATTGGGACAAGGAGGAAACATGAGTTTTGATTTTTTGACCCTTGTAACGAATAGAAATCAAAATGATGTGGACACCAGAAACAGCAAGGGCACCTACAACGCCACAGACCTGAATCGAGTAACGGCGGCGATGGAGGAATTGGACCAACAGTTCCGTCAGTACGGTTACAGCACGGGCTATCAGAGGATAGAGATACCCCATGGTGGGAATCAGGGTGTCACCTACTTAGAGTACATTGAAAGCAGCGGGACACAGTATATCGACACCGGGCATAAACCAACGAATAACAGCCGGGTCGTTATGGAGGTTGAGGCATTAAAGGGCGGCGTTTATCCCTTCTTTGGCGCGCGTACGGCCAATGGAGTAGGTAGCTTTGTATTGTGGGAGATGTCTGCTAATTCGATTCGGTCTGATTTTAATACGACTGGAACAGAAACTACGGTATCAACAGTTTTGTCCCGCGTTGTTATCGACAAAAACAAAAATATCTGCAAATTTGGAGATACGACTATTACCGATGGAGCGGCATCATTTAACTGTCCGTATAACCTCTGCCTTTTGGCACTCAATTCAGGGGGAGAGGTAGATGAGAGAAAACTGTCCGCCAAGCTTTATCGTTGTCAGGTCTATGATAACGACACCCTAATCCATGATTTTCGGCCAGCACTGGATGGAGACGGAATAGCCTGCTTACGGGATGAAGTCAGTAAGACATTCTATCGAAATTCCGGGACAGGCTCATTTGTTGCAGGTCCACAACTAGAACCCGAACCCGGCGAGGGAAAAGACCCTTACACCTGGTATGAAGATGATATTCCAACCGCTGATCTGATGGAGCGATATCTTGCGAATGTTTCCGCTCTACGTTCTACCATTGACTTGCTGTCCACTACGCCAGAGGCACCGGAGAGCATGGAACTGTTGACATATATCAAGGCTAACAATATCGAGCAGATACTAATAGATATTCGGTTGACCATTGAGCAAGTGGTGCGTGCTTTCAAGCGGTCCAATGCGTACACATTTTGGAGTGGATATAACCCCTTGCCAAGTGCGGGTAGTAATCTAGGAAGAAACTGGGCGGAACTGGATGCCATGAATACTGAATGGAAGAATTGGCAGGTAGCCACATGGTATCTGCTACTATATGGAAATATGAAAGCGGAAGGAGTGATTAGCTGATGGCTTTTACACCGTTTGTTGAAACGGACCAACCAACGATGGCGAAGTTTAACGAGAAGTTTCAGGATGCAATATCGGATGCGATTGCAGGTGGAATTGCAGGTGGAATTGCAGGATCGCCGAAGATTATGACGGGCAGCTACATTGGAACGGGGACGTTTTTGAGTTCATCCCCAAATACGTTAACATTTCCGTTTACTCCAATAATTTGGGGAGTTTTTAGGATGGTTTCTACGGGTGGTGTAGATCTCTCTTTGCCTAATATAATACTATGGGATAATGATTATAAAAATATGAATGTTAGTATGTATACTAGATCAGATAGCACGACCACACAGTTTGTTACAATCAACGGAAATTCTGTGTCATGGTATTCATCAAGTAGCGGTGAACATCAACTAAACGCAAATGGTACCACATATCACTACTTTGCCATCGGCTGAAAGGAGGACCAAATGGACGACAGAAACGTACAATACCCAAATCGCTTTCAGCTTACAAAAGTAGATGGGACAGACGATATTTACGAGATAATCCCGGCCCCTGGAAAGGTGTACACAGAAGGCACCTTTATCAACAAGTTCGCTCTTTTAAAGGACACCACAGCGGCTTTGTTTGGGCTGGATGTATCCAATGTCCCAGATGATGTGCTGGTCTTTTTAGGGAAATATAATCAGTATTGGTGGAAGAGAAGAACTTCTGGTTTTGCTCTTGTACCGAATCTTGGTGCCGAGCAAATACAGTGTGTTGAGTGGCAGGGTAGACCTAATTCTGGTTCATATACGCCAACAAACCATATTAGGTATTCTCCAACAGTAACTGTACATGAGGATTTAAGTGTTACTTTAAATAATCCACAAGTTTTGACTTTTACTCCAAACGGAATAGGCTCAAATCTTCAAGTGCTACAAGGAAAATACTTTTATCTAACGAAACAAGTAAACAGTGTAGCGCATGGCAACTGGGGCAATATAGATTATAAGACTACCCCAGCGAATGTTATCTATTATGCATCGGGAGCTCCAACTGGCAAACAGAACAGTGCGGATAGCGAGGACTATACCTATGTAGCAGAGGCTATACCTGCTAAAACCGTTACAGGAAAAAAGGAATTACATGATGGTCCTTGGGAATACGTCCGCTCCTCCAACCGCAACGCCTACCCCGACAGCGGCATCCATGATGGGTATGAGTATCAGTTTTTGGGGATACCGTTTGAAAACTCCGTATTACCACTGAGAGTAGAGACTGGCAGTTATGTGGGGACCGGCACCTACGGGATCAATAACCCATGCAGTTTGACACTCCCTTTTGAGCCTAAACTATTTATAGTCGGCGATACAGATGGGCGTAAAGGGACAAGAGGAAACAATTTATATTTTGCATTGCCTATATTTTTAGGCGATACATACGAAAAAATCCAATGGAAATATGGAGGAACAACTGCAACTCAATATACCCTGATGAAGAGAGAGGGGTCCACTATTTCCTGGTATATAAATTTTACCGGAAGTGGAAGTGACCAGTTAAACGGTACAGGAACTACCTATTACTATTATGCCATCGGCTAAAAGGAGGTCCCCATGTTAATCATCGAAATCCAGCCCTTGGAGAACGGGGCGCACCGCAACCAAACTTGTAATTTGAATACCATCCCGGAGGGGTGGGCGGAGGTCCCTCCTGAGATCTCCGTGCCTGATACCTTCCCCTTTGTGGATATCGAGGTGAACGGCCAGATTGTTATAGACATGACCGCCGGGACCGTGCCAGAGCCGGAACCTGAACCGGAGCCGGAACCTACCCTGGAGGACAGGGTATCCAGCATTGAGACCGCCATTGAGAGGGGGCTTGCGCTGTGAACAATTTGTACGACGCACTGGCCTCCGCCATTTATGTGTCCCGGCAGACCCTGGCCGGGGCAGTCATCGACAGCGACGACAAGCGCATCCGAGCCAGCGGACTATATGAGGAGTGGTTGGAGGGCGAATATCAGGTAGGCGACATCAGAAATAACGGTGGCCAGACTTGGGAGTGCTTTCAGGCGCACGACAATGCGGCTTACCCTGACATCAAGCCAGATAACCCCGCCTGGTTCACCTTCTGGCGGCCCCTTCATGGGACAAGCCCTGAGACGGCCCGCCCCTTTGTGCCTGTTCAGGGTGCCCATGATATGTATAGGGTAGGGGAGTACATGATCTATACCGACGGCAAAACATACCAGTGCAAGCAGGATACTAACTTCTCACCGGAGGATTACGCCCAGGCGTGGGAGGTGTACGATGGATGAAAAATGTATCTTAGACCCACAGCGGGATTGTATAGGGAAGGCGGAGGCCGCCAAGCTGGAGGGAAGAATCAAAGCCCTGGAAGAATGGCGGGAGGATTCCAAAGACTTCCACGCCAAGTTTTATGATTGGCAGAGACAACAGATTGCGAGGGACGCAAGGCTGGACGAAAAGTTAAATGGGATGGATGTCAACATTAAGAAGGTGCTGGCCAAACAGGAATCCTGTGAGTTGAAACCGGCCAAGCGGTGGGATGCCATTGTGGAAAAATCCATCTGGGCCGTTGTAGCGGCTATGCTTGCCCTCCTGCTTGCGAGAATCGGACTATAAAAAATCCTCCCGATTTGGGAGGATGAAGGGGGCCGAAACCGCTGCCTTGGGAAAAAGAGGAGAGTGTGGAACCAGGGCAACGGTGTCCCGAAGGACATACCCACTATATCACTCTTTCGACAAAAGTCAATGGGAGGGGAGGTGATTTTATGGACTTTGGAATCGCATCCGTGGCGGCTATTACCGTCATCTGTTATCTGGTGGGACTGATTGTCAAATCGTCCGGTCTGGATAACAAGTACATCCCGGCTATCGTGGGCCTGTGTGGGGGCGTTCTGGGCGTGGCGGCGCTGTATACCGGCCTCCAGGATTTCCCGGCCACGGACCCGCTGACCGCCGTTGCCGTGGGCATTGTAAGCGGTCTGGCGGCAACTGGCGTCAACCAGGCCATCAAGCAGATGAAGGAATAACAACAAATTTTTAAAGAAAAAGGAGATTGAACTATGAACACCGAAATGCTCTATGAACTGTACGAAATCACTGAGAAGAACGACGCCCCCGATTTGGCTACCGTAGGCATGCCCATGCTCCTGAAGAAGCACCCTGAGATTACCCACGAGGAGGCCAGGGAGATGCGTGAGTTTACTGGCAGTCACGGTCAGGAGCTGGCCGCCGCCTTCCCTGACAAGGAGGCATTTGCCGCCGCCGTGGCTGCTGGCGTGGCGGAGGATGAGGCCGCCAAAGAGGAAGCGGAAAGAGAATAATAAAAAAGCACCCAATCAGGGTGCCTTTAGCTCCATATTTAGCTGTTGAATAATCAGGGCGGTCTCTAACATCCCAGTCATTTTCTCCTCACTGTCCGGCATGGAGGAAAAGTTATCCCTGGCATTTGTCAGGATTCTGAGGGCCATTTCCCGGTCTTCGTTTGTGGCGTTGCCGGACTCGAACTTGTCTGCTAGTGCAGAAAATTCCTGGTTTGTGTCCACTGATAGGCTGAAAGCAGTTTCTGCCTGCCTCAAAAAGTGGCAAAGCAATTTGTAATCATGCATTTTTATCACTCCCTTATCCGCATATTACAGCACACGCCCTGATATGTCAATGGAGGAAGACCATGAGATTACGAAAACAGTATTTAACCGAGAACGACTGTTACAGGGCCGGGAGGACCATTCGACCGCAGGGAATAATGGTACACTCGACTGGGGCTAATAACCCCTCTGTGGCCCGCTATGTGACCGGAGATGATGTAATTGGTCGGAATCAGTACGGGAATGATTGGGACAGGCCCGGACTGGAAAAGTGCGCCCACGCCTTTGTAGGCAGATTTGCCGACGGATTGGTGGGGACAGTGCAGACCCTTCCATGGAATCGCCGTGGCTGGCACTGTGGCCGAGGGAAGAACGGCAGTGCAAATGATACCCACATTTCCTTTGAGATCTGCGAGGACGGCCTAACGGATGCCAGCTATTTTAAGGCGGTGTACCAGGAGGCCGTGGAGCTGACCGCCTCTCTCTGCAAAGAGTATAACCTGGACCCGTTGGCTGACGGAGTGGTAATCTGCCATCAGGAGGGCTACCGCAGAGGGATCGCCAGTAACCACGGGGATGTCCTTCACTGGTTTCCCAAATTCGGCAAAACCATGGACAATTTCAGGGCCGATGTGGCCCGGTGGATGGAAGGAGAGGATGAGACTGTGACCTATGAGCAGTGGAAGGAGTACATGGACCGCTATCTGGCCGAGCGAGCGGAGCTGCCGGCCAGTATGCCGAAGCTGTTTGCAGAGGCCAACGAGCTTGGCCTGACAGATGGGACCCGACCTATGGCATTTGTCACTCGTGAGGAAAGTGCCGTTATGGCACGAGCTGCGGCGTTGAAGTAAGGAAAGGACGTGGAGCATGAGCGCAAGAGTAAAGCTACCGGAATCGCTTGACAAGCTCTTGCGCTCTCAACTAGAGAAGGCCATCCACGAGGCCGCACTACACCGGGACGATGAACTGATCGCCAGACGATATCTTATTGACAAATGGTGTCAGATGGATATTGCGGCGGAGCTTGGATGGCGCAGGGCTACTGTGGGAGACCACCTCAAACATATTTTGGAACGGGTGGAAAATGTATCCGCCAAGCTCTACACAAACCGTACATAAAACGTACACAACCCCGACTGGGACCGTACCCAGCCGGGGAATTTTTATGCGACAATATAGACATGGAGGACGTGAGGATCAAGGGTTGGTACACGTCGCCGCCCTCCTCACGGACTCCTTATTTTTATACAAAGGACGTGTGATATATGACCCCGGTAGAGAGATTGATTGCCGCTGGCATCCGGCCTGATTGCGCCAGGGAAACCATTATGTGGTTTCGGGCACAGGGGGATGATTATGGTTTGGAAAAGTATCTGAATGAGGTGGAAAGCCGCCATGCGAACAACGGAGAGGTATTCCTGGCACAACGAAAACCCTTACAACAGGAATGTGGGAGACTGCACAGTTAGAGCTATTTCCACCGCTTTGGACCAGGCCTGGGACACCACCTACATAGGCCTGTGCCTGGAAGGGTATCTCCTGAAAGATATGCCAAGCTCCAACGAGGTGTGGAGGAGCTATCTGAGCAAGTATGGTCTAGAGCGAAGACCGGCTCCGCCTCACACAACGGTGAACGAGTTTGCCAGGACACATAGAAGCGGTGTGTACCTTCTCGGCCTGAATTCCCATGTGGTCTGTATTATCGACGGGACAATTCTGGATACATGGGATTCTGGGGAAAAGGAAGTTTTGTACTACTGGAAAGGATGACGTGATATGGCCTATACACCTACACCTTACTATCCGGGCTATCAGCCCATGTACTACCAGCCGCCCATGCCGGACCAACTGGCCCAGCTCCGTGGGCAGCAGTTCCAACCTCCCATGCAAGGACCGCAAATGCCGCCCGTACAGTCCCAGCAAAATGGGCAGTCCATGGTTTGGGTGAATGGAGAGCAGGAGGCCATGGGATATCTGGTGGCCCCAAACAGTGCCGTTGCTTTATGGGACAGCAACAGCCCCACTATTTATCTCAAGCAGGCGGATGCCTCTGGAAAGCCCAGCATCAAAATTTATGATCTAGTGGAACGCAGCAATGCCACAAGGACTGCCCCAGCAGCCACGCAGGAGCCTTCTATCCGCTATGCCACCCAGGATGACCTGGACGCTCTTGCGGCCCGTGTGGACGCTCTGAGCGCCAAAGAGACGGCCCCGGTAAAAAAGAAATCTGTGAAGGAGGATGCTGAATGAATCCGTTTTTTGGTGTGATGGGCGGAGGCCGCCCCAACATGATGCAGCAGTTCCAGCAGTTTATGAACCAGATGAAGGGGACGGACCCCAACGCCATGATACAAGAGATGGTATCATCTGGCCGCATTTCCCAAGATCAGCTTAACCAGGTCCAGAAACAAGCCCAGCAGATGTCAGGCATGTTTGAGGGGATGAGGGGAATGTTTGGTAAATAACTTCAATCAAAATCCGTGGCCACGGTTTTGAAAATAAATCAAAAAGGAGATAACACAATGAGTCTTTCTTCTGACAATGTGGCTCTGACCATGCCTGTCCAGCCTGCCAATTCTAACGGTAACGGCGGCATGTGGGGCGGCGATTGGTCCAGCTGGATCATTTTGTTCCTTATCTGGGGCATCTTTGGATGGGGCAACGGCGGCTATGGCGGCTTCGGCGGAGGCGGCGGGGTTAATAATCCCGGCCTACAAGGACTTGCTACCAGGTCCGACATCAACGAGGGCTTTGCGCTGAACGGTCTCCAGACCGGCCAGAGCGGTATCCTCTCCGCCGTAACCAATGGCTTCCATGGTGTGGATAATGCTATCTGCAATCTGGGCTATCAGCTCCAGGACTGCTGCTGCCAGACCCAGCGGGCAGTGGACGGCGTGAATTATAACCTGTCCACCCAGGGTGCGGCTACCCAGGCGGCAATTCAGGGCGTTCGCTATGACATGGCTACCCAGGCTTGCGATACCCGGAATACCATCCAGAACAGCACCAGGGACATCATCGACAACCAGAACGCCAACAGCCGTGCGATCCTTGACTTTTTGACTCAGGACAAGATTGCTACTCTGACGGCTGAAAACCAGAGTCTGAAGTTCCAGGCTTCCCAGGCGGCGCAGAACGCTTTCTTCACCGCCAATCAGGAGGCCCAGACCGCTGAACTGATCCGCCGCATCAACCCCATGCCTGTTCCGGCCTATCAGGTGCCCAACCCTTATGCCGGTTGTGGGTGTAATCCCTGCGGCGGCTGCTGCTAAAACCCAATACATCAACTTTCCGGCATGACCGGAATGTTCGGCCCCGTGCCGATTTTGAACTATGCGGCGGGGCAATAGCCTCGCCGCTAATCTTTTTGAAAGGAATGATTTTTTTGGCCGAGTACACAAATAGCGCAATCGTAACTGTCGCAGACGGCCTGTTCTGTCGTGAAATAGACGGGCTGTTTTGTCGGTCATCGCCGGACATCATTGTCCGGCGC